CGAGGATGCCGGTGGTCAGCGTCCCGAGGTTGCTCGTGGCGGTAGCCTTCTGCGGCTCCTCGTCCTGCTTCTTCAGCCCGCCGCCCTCGACGGAGGACAGGTTCTCGTACTTGTGGTCCATCCCGTCGGTCGTCGCGCAGAACGGGATTGAGTCCAGCACGGGGCAATTCTCCAGCACGTCGTCCACCTGGTGGAACACGTCGGCGTGCGCCTGTGCGATGTCGCGCAACACGGTGATCATCATCTGCCTCCCTTGAGGGTCTTGAGGGTGTACTCCTCGAGCGTCATCGTCTCCTCATGCCCGCCTACTCCGGGAGCCCCGGTGGCGGCCATGCCCTTCTTGGCCTCCGCGATCGCCGCAGCCTTGGTCTCCTCGACCAGCTGCGCCACGAGCGCCCCGCTCGCCTCGATCTCCTCGGCGGTGTCGCCGGTGACCAGGGCCGCGTACTTCTTGTCGAGGCCTGCTTTCTTCAGCTGGAAGTCGCGGTTCTGGCTCACCAGGGAATCCCTCAGGGCCTTCTCTTCCTCCGCCTTCCGCTGCTCCTCGGTCAGCTTGGCCTTCCGTTCCTCTTCGGCTTTGGCCTGGCGGTCCGCCTCTTCCTTTTTCAGCTTCTCGTTCTCGGCCTTGAGCGCCTCGAGCTCCTTCCGGACCGCGTCCACCTCGGTGGCCTCGTCGGGCTTCGGGTCGGCGACGCCCCCGGCGCCCGCACCCTTGTCCTCGTCCAGATACAGGTTCATGAATCTCCTCATGGGCTTGGCCCCCTCCTCGGGGCTTTCCTCCAGCCTACCAGCCATGGATGGCAGGCAATCCGAGGGCATGGGCGGAAAGGGGGATTTCCAAGGGCATCCGTGCAATCGGGACGGAACCGGGATCAAGGCAGGAACGAAACTTCGGCGGAGACCCGTTTATAAACGTTGATAAACGGGGTGTCTGGCCAAAGACGTGTAACTTTGGGTTTTTGCCAGACCGACGCGTCTGGGGCCGTTTTTGAACGGGCATGAAAAATCCCCGGCGGAACCGGGGATTGGGGAGAAATCAGTGGGAGACGAACTCGAGGTCCCTCTTGGGAACGTCCAAATAGACCACCTTGTCCTCGGTGTCCACCAACACCCCCCAATGCTCATCCCCATGGAACCAGTCATCGAGCACGCATCTGGTACCTGGAGGAAAGTCGTACGGCCCTTCTCCTGATGTCGTTTCTGAGTGATGCCGTCTTGTCAAACGAAGCAGATCACTCATCTGTGGTTCATAATTGTCTGGAAACATCAGGATTCTCCCTCATTTCTTGATGTAAAAGGTGGTCATGTGAGCAGCGCGAGTATCACTACCATATTTCGGGTCTTTGTAAGTATTGTAAATCCATGATACGAGCAGGTCAACTTCAGCACCGTTTTGGTCTTTGAGATGGAGTATCGAGTTGTACTTGCGCCCCTGTTCGATGTTCCCAGTATATTTGATGTCAGACTTGGAGATGTTCTCCCTGATCAACGAGTCGAGATAATCCCTTCCGGCTTCATCATTCCTGATTCCAAATGCGCCAAGAACGGGAATGGCATGGCCGGTCTTCGCCGGATCCAGCCCATATCTGCCCATCTTGTTCTCCTTGTCGATGCGAAGATTTTCAGGATACAGCCGCATCTTCTCAATCTGATATCTCTGGATGCTTCTCTCCATACCTTTGTCCTTCAGCTCAGGCTCCCTGCTCCATTGGTCGACAACCCAGTCGTCATATGAGAGCCGTCTGCCGTCGCCCTCATTGAGATACTTCACCCTCGCGGTCACCCGGCACCGGCAGTTGAGGTCGAAAGCCGGGTCGCCGCTGTGCAGCGGGGCAGGAACGTACTTACCCAGCCTGGGAACAAACCATCCGCCATGCTCCTCGTCCTTCACCTGCTGGTCCAGTATGGCGTGCTCCGGCCTCGTCCTGGCGTCCAGCGTCGCGTCCCAGACCTCCTCGATGTCGCACCCGAGGTCCCTGGCCTTCTGGTAGGCCGCCTGCTGTCCCTCCGCGATGACCCGCTGGCCCTCGGTCCTCGCCACCAGCATCGACCATGCCGACAGGCCCTTGTGCAGGTAGCGGACCTTCTTCGTCGCCTCGATGTCGACGCCGATGTGCGAGGCGATCTTCGCCGAGAGCGACTGGTATGAATCGCCCCTGATCAGCGCGAGGCCGATGTCTTCCTTCAGTCTCCGCACCGCATTCGTCCTGTCGAGCAGAAGCCTGCTCCTGCCGAACGTGTCGTAGGTACCCTTGACCGCCTTGTCGACCGCATCTTTCGGAAGCAGTCCGAAATCCAGCCCGACCGTACCGCCCTTGTCAATGCACCAGCAGTGCCGGTAGAAGGACTCCTCGTACATCTCCCCTGTCAGCTTCGACTGGTATTTGATGATGCCGGGAAGCCTCTCGTCCATAATCTTCTGAATCTCGTCCTGGAGCTGCGTCAGGCGGTTGGCCATGCTCTTGTCCGCATTGTCCAGCTTCCCGTCCTTGGCATATCTGTCGTAGAGCTTCCTGACCTTCGCGCGGCACTCGAGCAGCACCCTGCCGTAGAGCGCGAGCACCTGGCGGTCGTCCGCCTGCAGCTGCTTCGCCAGGGCGACCTGTGTGGGCCCGTACAGTTCCTCGAATGTCGCCATCAGTACGCCTTCATCGCCTCATCCAGGATGCCGCCGTCCTCGGCCGCATCCTGCTCGTCCAGCCTGGCCATCTCGTCGTCCACGCTGCTGACGATGCCGGCCTTGTGCAGCTGCTCCACCATCGTCCTCTTCGACATGTACGGCGCCGCCTTGATGGCGTTGTCGACGATGTTCGTCGTCTCCGCCGGCAGATTGCGCGTCCACTCGATGACGATGCCGGAGGGGTCGTAAGAGGTCTCTCCCTCCTCGTCCGGCAAGCCCAGGTTCTCCAGCCACGACTCGTAGGAGCAGAGCATCCGCAGCCGTTGCCTCAGCCCGTCGTCAAAGTAGCTCTGCTTCTCCCCAGCCACCATATCCTCGAATGAGGCGAAAAGGTACTTGAGAGCCTCGCCGCTCGTCTGAGCCATGGCGTCCCGGTCGTCCAGCTTGGGGATGCCGGAGAGGCTGTGGATCAGACTCTCGATCTTGTCCATCAGGGCCTTCTTGCTCGTGTATGTGTCAGGCTTGGTCAGGTAGGCCGCGGAGCTGTTCTCCGGCAGCTCGAGGACGCGCTTGGACTGCACGTCGTCCATGTCGTCGTCAGACAGCGACGCGTTGACGATCGTCAGCAGCGCGTCGGCGAACTTGGCGTCCTCGTCCACCGCGTTGCTCACCAGCCGGTCGAAGGCATCGATCAGCCCCTCGACGCACTCGATGTCGCCCTGGCCTTCCTCGTTGTTGCGGTACTCGATGACCGGCACCATGCCGAACCAGTGCCGGCTCTCGTCCGTCAGGAGGAGATGCCCTCCATCCTGCACGAACCTCTGGACCACATCGTCGTAGTAGACGTCGTAGTGGTCCACACCGTCGCTCGTGTGGTAGAAGTTGACCGCGCAGCGCATCCTCGGCTCGACCTGCTCGTACCACACCGGCATGATCTGGCTGGCATGCACCCGGTGGAAGCGGGGATGCACGTCCCCCTTGTCGACCCAGAGCATCTCGTAGGCAGCCCCGAACCGGCTCTGGTCGCGCCCGAGGGCGACGTTCTCGGCCTGCTCGCCGTTGCAGCGGAACACGTCCTCGACGTAGTCCCTCAGCCTCTCCATCCCGTCCGGATACCTGTAGGTGATCGCCCCGTTCTTGAACATGAATCCGGTGACGGTCTTCACCAGCTTGCGGCCGAATCCGACGGCGACCTTGTTGGACACGTCGCTCTCCAGGATGGGAGGGTTCGCGGCCATGTAGTAGCGAAGCTGCCGGCGCAGGTCCACGTTCCACAGCCGCTTGACGGCGACCGCCTGCAGGATCTCGCCCTCCGTGAGCCTGCCGGCTCCCGGCCGGCCGAGGTAATACTGTCCGATCATCTGCCCCTCCCCCTTCCGCCAGCGAGGATGTCATACACCTCGCGCATCCTGTATCTCGTGCCCGTGTATGCCTCGCCACCGCCTTTCGACTCGCTCGCGAGCACCGCATAGTACAACGCGTCGCACAGGTCGTCGTAGCCGGCGGCGGGGAACCCTGTCAGCTGGTCGATGAGCGCTTCGTTGCCCGGTGCGAACCGGATCGTGCCGTTCTCCACCATTGGGCTGATGTACATCAGCCTCGTGGCCTTGCTCGCCGATCCGGGCGCCTTGCCGGAGAGCGGCAGGTGCACGTGCTGCGCCTCGGCCTTCGATATGACCTGCTTCCTGTAGACGTTCTGGAACGTCACGTTCTCCATGAACGCCTTGCGGTAGCGGAAGATCCGGTAGCGCTGGATCAGCCGCTCGGCGAAGCTCTCGGTGCTTTCCTTTTTGCCGTGGCTGGAGACCACGACGACCTCTCCGGTCCGGCTGTTGCGCCGGATGTCGACCACCGCGCTCATGTCGTGCGCGCCGGTCGCAGGGTCGATCCCCTCGTACGCCACCCAGTCGCTTCCCGACGGAATCTCCTCCGTGCGGATCCTCTGGATCCATGCCGGCTTGAAGATCCGGTCGTCGTCGTTCAGCGGCTCGCTGAGGAACTCTATGGCGTAGGCGAGGCTGCCGATGTTGCTGCGGATCCTCTCGAGATCCTCGTGCGTGTAGCGCTCAGGCCACAGCGGACGCCACCCCTTCGGATCGTCCCTGTCAGGCACCTGCGCGGAGAACCTGAGGCCGACCCACCCCTTCTTCGTCCCCGCCTTGATGTCGTTCAAAAGCCGGCTCGGCAGGTCGTCCTCGTTGGTGATGGTGTTGACCACCACGATCAGCGCGTCCGTGCCCAGCGGCTGGATGGTCCGGTTGAACCACCGGCACACCTTGTCCCGCTGCTGGCTGCTGTCGCTCTCATCGTCCTTCATCGTGTCGTCGACGATGATCAGGTCCGGCCGGTACTGCTTGTTGCGCCGGCCCCTCAGGGACCCGCCCTTGCCCTTGGCCATGACCGTCGGCCCGTCGGCGAGCCTCAGGAACCCCTTGTTCCAAGGCGAGCCCTTCCTTAGTCCGAAATCCGCGAGGATCCGGTCGTTCTCTTCCAGCGCGAAGCGGATGTTGTCCATCTGCAGCTGCGCGTCGTCGTCGCTCGCGCCGATGATCAGGATGAAGTTTGCCTTGTGGAATAGCAGACACCATAAGGGATAGGCGAATGTCATTCTGGTCGACTTGCCGTGCTGACGCGGCTCGACGTCCACGATGCCCTTGATGTCCTTCGCAGGCTTGAAGTAGTCCTGGTACTTTCCGGGTACCAGCTCCTTCAGCCGGGCAGCCTGCATCGCGGTCAGCTCCCGGCTCTGGATCATGTCGTACAGGATCCGCTGGTACTCCGCAGGACCGCAATAGAAATAATCCTTCAGGTAGGTGTCGCAGAAGTAAGGGAAGTCGGACTCGGCCCTCGCGAGTCTGTCTTCACGTTCCTTGCGCTCCCGCTCGTCCTGGGCGGCACGTTGCAGCTCCGGACTCCGCGCGACCAGCTCGTCAAGCGCGCCCATGGCTTCCTCTCCTCTCACGGCAATCGTTGTCGACCCATGCCAGGTCCTCGTCGGTCAATATCCGGAACATCACTTCTCCTTGACCTTCAGGCCGGCGATCGCCTGCTGGAGCTGGGAGAGCAGCCCGGGGTTCTCCCCAAGTTGCTTCGCCAGCTCGTCGTAGATGGCCGCCTTCGTCTTTTCCACTCCGTTCTGCCAGTTCAGCCGCGCCTGCGCCAGGCGCACCTGGTTCGTCATCACCGGCGCCATCGCCTTGAACAAGTCCTTGTCGTTCTCGAAGTCCAGCCCGTCCATCCGCATGATGCGGTCGTAGAACATGTTGGCGACGACGCTGTTCGCAGCCTCTGCCAGATCCGTGTTCGTGCCCTTGGCCGCATTCACGATCTCCCTGGCGCTCTCGGCCGCCAGCTTATATTTCTCCGCCTTCGCCGCCGCGTTGTTGTACGACCGCCTGGCGCTCTCCCGGGAGATGTCGTAGTCCTCTCCCTGCAGCTTGTCGGCGATCTGGTCGAACGTCAGCTTCTCCTCGTCGTGCATCCGCACGATCCGCTCGACCAGGTCGAGCATCTCGGCCTTGCTCCTTCTGCCCATGGCTCACCTCCGGACCTGGATGCCCGTATCAGGCAATGTGCCGTCAAGGACGTCGCGTCCGCTCGGGGTCAGCCGGAAACTGACGACTTTCTCGAAGGTGGGGCCGAACGGCGTCGGGATGTCCTTGCGCGCCACGTAGCCCTTGTCCACCAGATACGCCATCTCCTGCTCGATGTACTCGGTCTTGTAATATTCGAAGAACGTCTCGAAGACGCTCTCCCTGATCACACCCTCAGGGTAGATTCCCGCAAGGAACCGGAGCAGTTCTCCGCGGAGCTCTTTTTTCTTCACCGTATTGAGTTCCATATCAATCCTTCCTTTGCTTGTTCACAAGTTCCGTCAGATGAAGGATGTTCTGGTTGACGTTGGCGAGTTCCGTGCGCCATCCGCCGAACTGCTGGTACATGTCCTCTTTGGAGACGGTATGCTGCTGGAGGAACAGGATCTTGTCGTCCTGCTCCTTGTCACGTTTTTTCTGCTCCTCGATCTGGCTCGCAAACCAGCTCTTGGTGCTCCTGACGTCGTCCCGGTACTGGCGTATCGACATGATCACGATGACTAGCAACAGGATGATCAGGGCGGTAGGTCCCAGGTTGTTCACCAACGATAGAAATTCCATGGCATCAGGCTAAACAATCAGGGCCCCGGATAATCCGAGGCCCGGCCAGTCATCGCGCCATATATAATAAGGATATGCCAAGGGTCGCCAGGAATGCCGACCACACTCCCGCCTTCAGCCACGCGTTGCTAGCTTTCAGGCTGCGGATTTCCGCCTCCATGCCTTCTATCGAGTTCTGCAAGGAGGTCGTGGACGCGCTGATTATCGTCCCCAGTCCCCGCAAGTCCGCCGAGAGCGTCGTCGATTTCTCCTGCAGCTCCCGCAAGGTCGTCTGCGACCCTTCCAGCATCGGACGCAAGCTCCGCAGCGTCGTCTCCGCGCTTGCCAGCCTCTCCTGCTGCCTTCCGTAGATCTCCGAGAGCTCCGTCAGGATCTCCGCGTCCGTCATGTCTGCGGGGTCCGCCGCCGAGCACCAGCCCGGCAAGGAGGCCGCAAGCAGCAGAAAGGGCAAGCACAAGAGCCTCGGCGTGAGCCTTGATCCACTTCCCCACATCACTCCTCCAGCCTGGTGCCGGCAATCCTGCCGACCACCGCGTCCACCACGCGCTTTGCAATCTCCATCGAGATGAAATACTGGAAGAGGAAAGCCCCCGCCCAGACCAGCAGCCACCTGTAGCCGGACTGCCATTCGCTGCAGTAGACGAAGGTCGCCATCCCGCTGAGCCAGATGCCGCAGCAGATGCCGAGCCACGAGGGAAACTTCTCGAAATGCTGTTTCCATAGCCGCTTGACCAGCTCCATGGAGAACACGACGATGGTGCCGCAGATCACGACCGCAGTTGCGAACTCATTCATGTACGGGCCCTCCTCCGGCCCTGGATACATGATGGGCCGCCGGGAAGCCGGACAATCAAAGGCCCGGCCGGAAAGGAGGTGAACCGGCCGGGCGATAGTGCCTGCCGGAACGCAAAAGACGTGGATGTCGGCTCGCGGCACGAACCTACTCTCGCACATCCGTTTAACGGGTTTTCAAAGGGCGTTGAAGTCAGGTTTCTTTTTCATTATCCGGTCTGTCAAAATACCGGATAATGATTTTAATCCACTGAAAGACAGAGTCCATTGTGAATGCGATCAGCCCGTGCAAGAACCCAATGCTGACAATCAACAGCTGTCTAGGAATATGGCTCTCGTTGGTGCTATCAAGCACAAGGCATGCCATTCCAAATACCATCAAGGCAAAAAGAGTCGCTTCGAGAATCCACTTGAGTCGACCATAGAAGAACCACCGCTTCATCTGTTTGGCATGGATGCTGGTAAATCCCTGTAGGATGGCATAGGCAGATACAATCAGCCCGAACATGGTCGTTGCATAGACAAATCCCACGTCAAGCGATTTTGCATACAACTTCTGCAGTTCCCCGATGGGAGATCCAATAAGAAAGACCGACGAAAGCACCCAGACAACGATGCCTGCCATCATCGGGCGAAGCCAGTCTCTCATAACAAAATTTCTTGCCTTACCCATTGCTCTATTATAGTATAGAAGATTACCTCAAGGCCCCACAGGACTCCTTTCGCCAAGCGTCTATCGTTCATCTCGCCTCGACCTTCTGATCGCATCCTCTATCTCCTCTTTTGTTTGTGAAAGCACGCGGAAGTTGAACCCGAACGAAAGCAGACAATAGGCAATGAAGACCGAGGATGTGATTCCCATATCGAGCGAAACCGGACCAAACGACGTGTGGAAAGGACTGCTCGAAAACACAAAGAGAATGGTCGCGATTGAAAACAAGACGATGGAGATGGCACGCAGACGGGAGATTTGCCCACGAAATCTCTTGACGTACTCGTCGTTTTCGACATCGACGAAAGAAAAGGACATCTGCAGGCTCATGGTTATGGAAAAAATAATGCCAAGGACCGTATAGAGGACCGACAAGACAACCTCCCCGCAAGAAAATCCGATGGAGGACAAGGCCGTCGAAATCGCCAGCATTATCGCTACTCTAACAAACCACTTTCCCATGCTCCACCTCATAAATGATGTCGGCCATATCCTGCTGGACAATTTTTTCATTATAGTATCCGTTGGATGTCTTCTCTACCTGCCTGGTGACCTTCACGACGAACTCGCCTCCGGAGAACGTCCTCCCGTTCTTGTCTTTAATCTTGATGTATTGGTTGTCAACCAATCTCAGGGCGGCAGAAAGTGCGTCGTTTTTCGATTTGCGATTTTTCCGGAACTTCAACATCAGCGTGGCAGAGACAATGTCATCCCATTCAATATCCTTCGGCTTGTCAATGTCGCTCAGGAGAAAATGGAGCAATTCGGTCTTTAGGTCTTGGAATTTGGTCCCCATTGCGTCTACCGCCCTGCTATTCCCTTTTGCGTTGACCCAAGCTTCATCCCCGACGGAAATGCTCTTTATTTCTGCGGCGTCTATCGTGTCAGAAACTTTCTTCTTGGGAGTAATCCTGCACCGATGACTTCCGCCATCGCCTTCAATGAGCCAGTTGACATACGCCTCGAATGCTCTCGCCGATCGATTGGAAAGAACAAGGATATTCTTCTGTATCCCGAAGAACCAAGCATCCTTCAAGAAACCTCCTACCCCAGCCTTTGCTTCTCCGAACGCCTTGTCTACATCCATTGTCTTTTGATCCAGATACTCGGCTTTCACAATAGACTCCATCCCCTCCTTGAGCCTCACGAAAGAACCGAACAGGAAACCATTATGGCCAAGCGAATAGCTGGGAATGAAGTCGCTATCCTTGTCGGAAAGGTCACTGCTCAGTTTCATCATCCTGTGCTTGATTGATGGAGAATTCTCAAGTGCCCTGAAAAGTCTGGTTGCAAGGTGAAACTCTACAACATCCATTGTGGCCGGTTCAACCTCAAACACCGTGTAAGTGATTGATCCTGTAGATTCATTACCCATTGTCTCTTCCTTCCTTGATAATATATGTGGGCGACCGCCCGATTATCTCAATACGCCTCGCCCTTGCGCTTGGTCCAATGGAACACGTACGCCACATACGGTTCCATCTGGATAGCGTTGAAGTCTTTCGTCCATCCCGAGTCCGTGCCGAAGCCGGATATCTTCACAATCCCCCATTCCGCCGGATACCATGAGGCGCGGACTCCGGCCATGACGCCGGATTTTGCATTCGCCATGTATCTGGCTCCAATATCGACGCCCAGGCCGATGTCGAAGCCTAACGTCGCCATGTAGTCGGTCGTCCTGGTAATTTCTTTCAGCGCAAATCCTCCGGCCGATACAATGGCGACTTTTTTGGACAACTGGAGGACATTGTAAAGCCCGAATATCGCCGACACGTCCAAAGCGACGTCGTAGTCGCTCCCGTCGACCGATATGGAGCCGTCCGACCCGTTCAGGAAAAAACCGAGCGTGACTGCGCCATAGGGGCCCCAGCCGTCAAGCGACGAGAATTCGTCATACGTCGCGAACGTCAATCCCGCCGAATATTCGTGGTAGCCAGGATCGGGCAGCACGTATAACGGGACCGACCCGCCGACTACCAGGCGGGCGCCCGTCTCGGCGGCGAAAAGACTCCAGCCGGCCACAACCAACGCTACGCAAGCCGTAACAAGCTTCTTCATCCCTGTCCTCCCTCAAAAACAGCACGGATAGCCGTCCTGTCACCCCATATGGAGCAATCCGCTCACACGCCCTCGTCGTGCACCCACATGACCACGCGCCCGAGGATCCTGACGGCGTCCGCGTCGACCGTCATGGGCGGGTACTTCGGGTTGTCGGATATGACCAGCAGCTTCCCGCTGCCGAGGTTGCGCTGCAGCCGCTTGACCAGCAGCTCGTCCCCGATGGCGATGACGTAGATGCTGTCGGCGGTCATGCCGTCCAGCGTGAAGACCACCGGCTCCCCGTTGCGCAGCGTCGGCTCCATCGAGTCACCCTTGATGGTCGCCGCCGCCATCCTGCACTTGCCGTACCTGGCCGCCACCCTCCGGGGCACCGGCACGTACTCCCCCGTGAAGTCCCCGTCGGACCATTCCACCCCGTGCCCCGCGGAGAGCTTCAGGTTCGTAAGCGGCACCATCGTCACGTCGCGCACCACCGCAGGCGCCTCGATCTCCTTGCCCATCGAGTCGGAAAGCGGGACTTCCCTCTCCTTCCGCTCCACTGGCGCCGCATCCCCTTCCCTGCCGTCCGTATACATCGGTCCCTCGCCCGTAATCAGCCAGTGGAGATTAATGTGCAGAACTTGGGTCAATTTGATTTTAAATTCATCAGGAATTTGACGTTTTCCAAGTTCATATTGGCCATATGTATTTTGTCCCATATCGAAATTCGCAGCAAACCTTGCCTGTGATTGCCCACTTTTTTCCCTAAGTAACTTCAATCTGCCACAAATATCCATACAAACCTCAATATGATGTTGACATTAAACTCAAATTGATTTATCATCAAAATGAGGTTAACAAATTAACCATACGCATACCCGCATGATACCCCCGTTCGGGAGCGAGTACAAGGAGGAAATATTGTGAAAGGGAAAGAAATCGCGCCTGCGACAAGGCCGTGGAGGTATGAGGAATCGGTCGAGGTCGCCAAAGGCCTCGTCGGAACCGCATTCAGGTGCACGCTGGATCTGGTCAGGGAACTCTATGCCGCCAGGGAGGCGTTGTCACAACCCGGTTGTCGTCTCGATATGATCAAAAAAGACGTATCAAAAAGCAATAACAACCTGCGGCAATTTGCCGGAGGTTATACAGAACCTATACAACTCCACACCTTCCAAGGCTACCTTGACGATATCGGCCTCTCCCCCCGTACCGCACGGTACTGGCTCTCCCTCTACTCCCCCCGGGAGGACAAGCTGTACAGCCCGGAAGAGCTGAAGGAGAAGGTGCTGGCCCTGTTCCAGGAGGTCCGGGAGAGGCGCAGGAGCGAATACGCATGGGAGCCCGAGGGCTGGACCCCGGCTCTGGAGGCGAAGTACCGGAAGTGGCTCGAGCAGACCGAGCTTGGCGAAAAGGTGACCGACGAGCTCGCCGCGGACGGTGACAACATCAGCCGCGAATGGCTCCTGCAGGAGCAGAGCCGCATCGACGCCGACATGACCGTCGAGGAGATCGAGCACTTCGACCAGCTCTACCGACACTACAGCCCGCGCATACCCAAGCAGATCAAGCCGCAGGGCCCGCTCCACGCGGTCCTGCTCATCGAGGACGCCGCCGTGAAGCAATGCCCGAAGGCGCCCAAGGAATACCTGAGGCTCGTGGCCGGAATCCTCTCGGATCTGGCGAAGGAGGACTGAGATGAACAAACAGAGAAGGAAGCGGATAGACGAGGTCGTCGTCCTGATTGGCGAGGTACGGAACATGATGGAGGCCATCGCCTCCGACGAGCGCGAGTACGTGGAGGCCATGCCGGAGAACCTGCAGCTGTCGGACAAGTGGGCGGACGCGGACATTGTCGCGGACGAGCTCGAGGACATCGTCAGCAGCCTCGACGAGCTTGTGGAACGGCTTGTGAACTGCAAGGAGGGCAATGTATGACCAGACAGCAGATCGCAGTCTACACCTACATCGTCTATCGTCTCGGCAATGTTCCCATGAGCCAGACCGAGGTCGGCCGCCGGCTGCATGCGAAGCCCGAGATGGTCAACATGGTCATCCGGGGTGCGAAGGCTTCCGCGCGCCTGCAGAACGGCATCGCCGTCCTGCTCGGCTGCCGGTCCTGGAGGGAACTGGAGGACACCGCCCGCTATTTCCAGGCGGCCGTGATCGACGGCCTGGACCTCCGGAGGGTGGCGAGATGACATACACGGGTGTCCTGCAAGGCGAGTTCGTCAACAGCCGCTCCTACCCCGCGGAAGGACGGCAGGGCAGGCCGGACGTCTACAACGCGCCGGTCAGCAATCTGTACAGGAAGATCGCGCGTGCGGTCCCTTACTATCCGAAGGCCATCACGGCAGGCAAGCTCGCCGCCAAGCTCGGAATCGCGGAGGGCCCGGTCCGTGCGGCCCTGGCAAGCGGCATCGTCTGCCAGCGCTACCTTGTCTGCCAGGACGGCCAGGACTACTGCAGGCTCAGGCATGACCTATCGAACGTGGAGGAGGAATGAGATGAAGGGATTCAGGTTCAACGGACGATCCTCGCGGACTGATACTGGGAATGGGTCCGCCCGCCGGCAGCGCAAACCGGAACTTCCTACAGCACAAGGAGCCTGCCATGACAAGCAATGACGCATGGATCAGCGTGAGGGAGCTGGCT